CCACAAGCACAAACACAAATACACAGCATATTCCGTGCCAGACAGAAAAAATTCGAATAGCGAGGAGCCTGGAGGGCAAGAGCGAGACAAGGGGCGCCAAAATGCCGCAGGAGCCGCTTTTCCCTCCGCCCGCACACCTACCCCTCCACAGCACACAAACCCCCAGCAAACCAGCATTTCCTTGCGCGGCCTCGATTTGCCCTGTGGCGCATCGCGGGCAGGGGTTCCCACTACCTCTAGCCTCCCCCCGCGCACAACATGACCCAGCCCATGCTATGCTAATACATGACAAAATTGTCAGCCTTTCTCAACAAGGCAGGTTAAAACCCGCGTTTTGCCGCATTTCCGCCATTCTTGTTGAGACTGTAAGGAGCTTCATTGCCACTACCCATTTCAACGATTATCAGATGTTATCAAATAGATAAGCGCACAAACGATTTGAATCCATGCACTTGCGGCAATCAGCAAATCCGATTGCATTCCGATATCGTCCTGGCCGAGCCGCAACGGCGGCGGGATCGAGACCACATGCACCCCCCAGCGCAGCGCAGGCAGCGCGGTGCAGCGCAGACAGCGCAGGCGGTGCAGTGCAGCGCAGCGCGGTGCAGCGTAGGCGGTGCAGTGCAGTGCAGCGGGACCGTGGGAGCGCGGGCGCGTGGGAGCCTGTGCGGGACAGCGCAGCGCAGCGGCGGGACAGCGCAGCGTAGGGCAGCGCAGGCAGCGCAGCGTGGGGCAGCGCAGCACCCCACCACGGGGGTGGCAGGGGCAGGGGGGAACCGCAGCACAGCATGGTAAAAAAGAAGACCCTACCGAAAATTAAAATTCTACGATCCGAAAATTAAAATTCTGCGATTCGAAAATTAAAATTTGCGCCTAGATTAAAAATAAATTCTTGTTTTTAAGCTACTTAGTCTAAATTACGTTTTTGCGTTGTGCTGGTGCGTGGTGGTTCTCTGTCTTGTTTGTGTTGCCTCTTTCGCTCTATTTCGCTTTGTGAGCGATTTCTTGCTCTCTCCGCTGTCGTTACCTTGTTTTTCCCCCGGATCGCCTTATTTGGCGTTCTGGAGGGTTTTTGGGGCATGCCTCGTCTTGTGCGGCGAGTTGCTTTTGTTGTTTGTGCTTGAAGGTGGCTGAAGCCGCCTCGGTTGGTGGGGCGGCTTCGGTGGCTCCCCTTACGCTTGGCGGGGGAGGCGAGGGTTGTATACCTGATCTGGGGTGGTTTATACCAATCTGTTCTGGGTTATACCCGATATGGTGTATAAGTTGCCTTACCATTCTCCTTCTTCGGAGCGCAGATTGAGGAACGAGACTGCCTTGCCTGAGTCTGCTACATCTTCGGGGGAGATGCAGTTGTCGGAGATGACTCCGTGGCTTTGTAGGGTGTTCATTACTTCTTTGGGGTCGAGTTGGTTTACGGCGATGTAGGCGCAGAGGGAGTTTGGGTAGCTTTGGGGTGGGTGTTTTGGGGCTTTTGGCATGTATCTTTCAAGGTCTTCTGTTCTACACACCTTGTATGCGTATGTTATTTGTAGTGTGGGTGTAGGCTATTTTTCTTCTTCCAGCTCTTTTTCGTCGAGAAGTTGCTTTACGCGCTTGACGAATGTGAAGCCGAGGCCGGTTTCTTGCGATGCTTGGAGGATGATTTGGATGTCCCCTTGCAAGTCGGATACTTGGTCCTCCAGGTCGATGATGTAGCTCTCCCTCTCCAATGCTTCGTGCATGAGGTGGGTGATCTGTTTTTCCTTCTCCTCGTAGATTTTCTTGATGTCGGATTGTATCCCGAGGATTGCTTTGTCTGATTCAGTCTTTGTCATTATTGTTCTCCAAGTTTGCGTATTTCTGCGCGAGTTTCTCTGCCCGCATTACTGCCTTCATCCACGGCATGTAGGACGAGAATTCTATCGGTGCGCTCCAAATTAGCAACTCCGCGCATTCACGCCACTCCTCCGTGTAATCGTCAACTATTCTTGTTTTTGGCTTTCTTTTCAAAGTCTACCTCCTCGAAACGCGACTCGTATCGGTGGAAGATGCAGGGGATCATTCCTGTGCCGCCGTGTCGGTTGTGTGTGATGACAAGGTTTACCTCGTCCTTGTTGTTCTCCGAGGGGATGATCTTCGTTGTCGAATCGCAGTCCATGTAGAACGACCTGCTCTCGCGGACGTTTCCGTCCTCGTTCAATTGGCACAAAAGGATAACGCATACGTCGAGTTCCTTTGCGATGACCTTGCCGATGCGACTAACCTCCGCAACCTGCCTCTCGCGGTTCTCTTTCGAGTTGCTGGGTTCGACAAGCTGGGCGTAGTCCAAGAGAATGATCTTCGATTGGTGTTCGGATACCAACCTCCTCGCCCTTGCCCTGAATTGCTGGACGTTCATCGCGGCCTCGTCAACAATCTGCACCGGGGCTTTCGCAACCTGCGTGACCGTCTTCTGGATTCGGATATATTCCTGCTTGTTTAGCTTGCCGTCCAAGAGGTCGTTCAGCGCAATCCTCGACATCCCGCTGCTGATCTTGTTGACGATCTCGTATCGGGACATCTCCAGCGAGATGATGCCTACTGGAACCTTGTGGACAATCGCAGCATTTGCCGCCATCTGGAGTGCAAGCGTGGTTTTGCCAGACTTTGCCGCACCGGCGATGATATGCATCGTCTGCGGGCGCATCCCCCTCGTCTGCATATCCCAGAATTCCAACCCGGATTCCCACTTCTGCGGACCTTGGATATTCTGTGCGGCATTCTCCCAATTCGTGATGCACTCAAACAAGACATCCTTGACCGAATGGCTCTTTGCCTTCGTGCTTCGCATCGAAATGATGCTCTTCGAAGCGCGTTCCTGCAATTCCTCTGCGGAAATGCCCTTGTCGTAGCAATCTCGTTGCAGGGTCTTCGCGGCCTCGATGATCCTACGTCTCGCAGCGCAGCCCTCAACCTCCTCTAGGTAGTGATCCCAATTCGCTGTTGTCGAAACCGTTGTGTATATCTCGGTAAGATACCCCGCTCCGCCGATTGTCTTGATTCCGCCCCTCGCTTCAGCCTCGTTTGTTACAGTTACTATGTCGATTGGCTTCTTGTCATTCCGCATGGAACACAGGATTTCCCAAATCGTCCCGTGTGCTTGCAGGTGGAAAACCTCCGGATTCACCCTGTCGATCACCTTGTCGATGATAACCGGGTCGTTCATCGCGCTACACAAGAATGCACGCTCTGAAATGTGGTTGCTGGGCAGTTCTGTCGCTGGTTGTTGTGTTGTGTTCATTCGGGGTGGATACTACACCAAAAAATTTTTGGAATCAAATTGATTTTTCGCTTGCGGTGGTTTTTATTGTTTAGTAAATAATGAGTATGGCTAAATCACTAAACGACAGTTACAGTTCGGTAATGGGTGAAGTTTCTCCCGGCGGAGCGATCCCCTCACGGATTCAACAAAGCAATACATCTGGAGGCGGAAATACCTCGCGGGTTGGGGGATCAACTCCTGTTTCATACGTTACAAGCCCCGGACCGCAGACCGGCGGCGCTAGAGGAATACAGCAATCCACGATGGAAAGCGTGTATGGAAGAATGTCCGGGGAACGCGCAGCGAGGGACAAGTATTATTCAGATATGTTGTCTGGTAAAAATGCCGAAGAGTTAAGGTGGCTGTCAAAGTATGGAGAAGCAACTGGAGATATGGACCTTGCAATGAGGGCGTCCAAAAAAGCGTCAGATTTACACATTGATACGGAGTATAACAAACTTCCCCATCATGCAAAAAGTGGCCGAGGACAGCAGGATTTTTTAACGTATGCCGAAAAAACGCAAGCAATAAAATCATATAGCGACTCCAAGCACATTGCCAGCGGAAAAGCCTACAGAGACAGCTTGGGTAATGTCGTACATAAAGGCCCAGATGCAAATAGCCCAGAGGTGAAGTTTGCGCGTCGTTAAGTTACCGTTTAATTATTTCAATCCCCAGCCTCTCCGCAAATTCAAGGCTTGATTTGTCAAAATCGTATACATCTCGGAAAACAATTTTCCGAATACCGTAGGAAGCAATCGCTTTTAGACAATCGTTGCAGGGGAGCAGCGTAACGGCAATCAAACGACACTCGTCCGGCTTTACATACCTCAAGGCATTCTGTTCCGCGTGGACAACGAACGCTCTTCGCTTGTCTCGATCAGACCAATCCTCCGCAACGCCCGCAGGATACCCGTTATACCCGACAGAAGCGATAGAATTATCCCTGCGCAAAATACACGCGCCGACCTTCCTCCAAGGGTCTTTGCTTTTCTGGGCAACTGTTTCAGCAATATTGATCGCATATTCTTCCCAATCCACTTGCGTAGCGTAGCGCAAATCACTCCAGATGCAAAACAAGAATTCCGCCCCCGATTACTCAGTGGCGGAATTCAATGAACACAACAACTACACAACTGCCATGTGCAGCAAGTAGACCGTAGCACACGCAAGCTCGCGTGCAAGGAAAATGTTTAGGAAATGTGGCGCAGATCAAGCCAAGCTTGAGTTTTGGGAGACGTTCTAAACGCTCGCTACCACGGTGGTGAATTCGGAGCATAGCAGTTCCCACTTCGGGAAACTGCCAAATGCGTTACTACCCCGTGTGGAGCCATTCGTATGCATTTTTGAACCACTCGGCCAGAGGTCGTCCTTAGCCTAGCCTTACCTCAGTTTACGTCTTTCGACGAGAGCCGGTTTGGTTCGCAGTATCCAGCCTTTCGGTGGATCGCATCAAGTTGGTAGTCTGTTACCCATCCCAACCCCTCTCCTTCACACGGGAGTCCTTTTCAGGTTTGTTCCGTAGTCAGGGGATAGAACCCTGCCGTGCTACGCTCGTCCCAATTGTAGGCTCCTTGTCGAGAACTGCCTTGCGGCTTCATTCGCAAAGAATGGCCCACGTGATAAGTGCGGTATCAAGTGGGCCATCTTTTTCCTTGCGAAGGGGTAAAATTGAACCAAATGAATTCCCGCACTGAATCATTAGGATGACCACAAGATACACGATTCGCAGAACCCGTCAACATTTTTTTAACGGAAAAACACAGTTGAATTTCCGTCAGGATTGTTGGAGAATAACTTCCGTGAACGCATTTCATTCCGGTTGCATCGGAGATATCATCTATTCCATTCCCACCCTGCGCGAGTTGGGTTGCACGCATCTCTACGTGAACGACAGACCCTGGACGAAACCCATCCTGCACAGAATCGGGGTCTACAAAAGATTGCTGGAATCGCAAGGTATTGCTGTGTCACCGCATGAGGGCGAGAAGATCGACCACGATCTATCCACGTATCGGAATGGCGGGCTGCTCTACGGGCAGAATATCGCAACAAGGGTGGCGAATTGGATGCTGGTCAAGCCCGACTTGAGCAAGCCTTGGTTGAGTATTGGGTCCAAGCATCCGGCTACGAAGGGCAAGATCGTCATCTCAAGGGGCGCAAGATGGCACGGCGAATACTTTCCGTGGAAGCAGATCGTCGAGGAACTTGGCGAGCATTGCTTGTTTATTGGACTCCAAGAGGAACTGGACGCATTTTGCGACCAGTTCGGGGATGTTGAGTATCTGCCCACAGAAGACCTGTATGAAGCCGCGCAGGCAATCGCTGGGTCGGACCTCTTCATCGGCAATCAAAGC